TAGCCGACCATCCTAAAGGCTAGGTATTTTGTTTTAGTTTGATTAGATTTGGGGCAGTCTTTATGGCTGTCCTTTTTTTATAAACTTTTTTTTAAATACGTTATACTAATATGAAATTACATTTACAAGTTCCTGATAGTTTATCAGATATTACTTTAAAACAATATGCAGATTTTGATAAAGTTAATATTGAAGAAAATCAAAACAGCATATTCTTAATGCAGAAGGTTGTTGAGATATTTTGCAAAGTAAATTTAGATCTCACATTACAAATTAAATTTCAAGATTTACAAGACATTACAAAACACATATTTGGATTGTTAGAAAAAGAGACAGAATTTGTTAATGTTTTTAAAATAGACAATATTGAATATGGTTTCATCCCTAAGTTAGATGATATTACTTTAGGCGAATACATTGATCTTGATAATTATTTAGGATCTTGGAGTACAATGCACAAAGCAATGTCTGTTTTATATAGACCTGTTGAATACAAAAAAGGTGAAAGATATATCATCGAAGAATACAAAGGCACAGATAATAGTGATATAATGCATAATGCACCTTTAAATATTCCTTTAGGTGCTATGATTTTTTTTTGGAATTTAAAGACAGAATTGTTGAATCTTACCCTGAATTATTCTCAGAAGGTTTTGGGGGAGAATCTGACTTTGGAGCAACAGCAAACTTTGGCAGAAAATGGGGTTGGTATCAATCAATCTTTGCACTCGCTTCAGGAAATATTGAAAGATTTGAAAATATCACAAAACTCAAAGCAACAAAATGTTTAACAATGTTAGCTTTTATGAAAGAAAAAAATGACATTGAAGCAAAACAAATTAAAAAGATGTACAAATGAAAAAAAGTAAAAAAAGTATTGAAACACCAAAAGACATATTTTGTTTAGATAAAACAGAAGCTTGTGAAAAAAGAAATAATCTTGCTGATATTTTTCCATATCACAGACCTAATTGTTTGACAAAAGATCAATTTGATATTATAGAATCTAGTGAATCAACACAAGAAGAATTAGCAGAAGTTTATGCAGTTGTATTTAATTCAGATGTTTCTTATTCAGAAAAAAGATTTAATCAACTTAAAAGAATAGCACAAGAATACAAATGAGCCAACAAGGAACAAGAGCCTTTTATCAAATAACTGAAACAATTAAAAATCAATTGTTAGCAGATGTAAGTGTTAACACAGTAACATTTGGCAACATAACAGATATTGATTTAAGCAAACAAACAATGTTTCCTTTATCTCATATAATAATAAACAATGTATCGTTTCCTAATAATACTGTTAGTTTTAATATTAGCATTCTATCTATGGATATTGTGGATATTAGTAAAGATGAAACTGTTGATATATTCATTGGCAACAATAATGAACACGATATTCTAAATACACAACTTGAAGTGCAAAACAGATTGATGCACGAAATAAAGCGTGGTAGTTTATTTACAAATCAATATCAATTAGAAGGTGTTGCAAATTGTGAGCCTTTTACAGATAGATTTGAACACCAAGTTGCAGGATGGGCAATGACATTTGATCTAGTAACTTTTAATGATATATCAATATGCGACTAGAAGAAGTGAGAAATATTTTACAAAGGTTTGCAAAGCTAGTCATTGCTGATGCTAAGAATAATCTTAAAAGAGGAGATAAAAATGCTTCAGGCAAACTAAGCAGTTCATTAAAATATAAACCATCTGAAGATGATAAAAGTTTTATAATACAATTTCTAGGTTTAGAATATGGTAAGTATCAAGATAAAGGTGTAAAAGGTGCAGTTAAACCATATACAGGAGATGAAGCAGCACAACAACCATTTGATAAAAAAAGTGTATATGCTTACACTACTAAACAACCACCTTATTTACCTACAAGTGTTTTAGATAAATGGATTGTAAGAAGAGGATTAGCACCAAGAGATGTCAAAGGAAGATTTACTGCAAGAAAAGTTGACAAGGTTGGATTTGCTAAGTCAATACAATTTCTAGTTGCAAGGAGTATTTATAGTAAAGGAATTAAAGCAAGTTTATTTTTCACTAAACCATTTGAGAAACATTTTAAAGCTTTAGAAAAAGAAATATTTAAAGAATTTGATATATCAATTGATAACGTATTTAAAAAATGAGTACATATACAAAAATTAATGTAAGATCACCATTTTTTTTACATCTTACAGAACCAAGTCCACCATTACCTGAGTTTGATTGTGCAGTTGCTAATCTAGTAGGCTTTGCAGTAGATAATCAAGGTGTTATAACTTTGCCTGTACCTGATAGAGGTGTAATTGATTCTATTTCTAGTGATGATGGAGATTTTTCCAATAACAAATTCCCTGCTGAAAATTCAGATACTTCAAGAACAATAAAAATAAATTTATTAATACCAACAGGATTCTCAAATACAAGTGATATATTCTTTGAATGTCCTGTTTCAACAACACAACCGGGTACAGGTGCAGGTGGTGGTACAGCAGTTATTGCACCTTGTACAGGTGGACCGAGTACATCAGGTTCAATAGGTGGACAAACATTAACAGGTGGTGGATCTAGTGCTGATGTTGATTTAGCAGGATTCTTTACAGGTGAAACAACTTATGATTTCTCAAACCCTAATCCTAATTTAGTTACAGTTGCAATAAGTGGATCAGTTTTAACTTTATCACCAAATGCAATAGCAGGTACAACAGTAGTATATGGAATAGGAAGAGATGGTAGTTATCCAACAACTTGTGAAGCAGTACAGCCTATTTCAGTTACAGTAAATCAAACAACAACAACTTATAGTTGTACATCACCAACAAATCCTGCACTACAAGGTGGATCAATTACACAAGCAGGAGTAATTACAAAACCAACTGCATTAGGAACAGTAGGCACAATAAAAGCATCTTCAGGTGGTGGTGCAATAACAAGTGTTGCAGCAAACTCAGGTACTTCAGCACAAGATGTTACTTTGTTTTTTGATATAACAGTTCCATCAGGTTATTCTAATGCAGGAGCAACAGTTGAATGTTCTGCAACATTTTCACAACCGGGAACATCAGCACCAACATTTACTTGTGATCTAGCAAATTTAACAGGGCAAAGCATATCAACAAATGGATCTGTAAATGCAGGAACATCAGCATTAGGCACAGTACAAACACCTGCAAGTGGAACACAGTTTGCAGAAGTAAGCACACAAACATCAAGAACAATAACATTTCCTGTAATTATTCCTTCAGGTTATAATGGTGCAAATGGCACAGCAACAATAAATTGTGATAGAAATTTAATACAACCACCTGCAACAAATGTATGTGGAAGTAATGCATTTAATTTAAGTAGTGGTAAGACAACAAAAAATGGTCATTGTATTGGAACATTTGGCACAGGCTTCGCATCAATTACATCAACAGCAGGTAGTCTAGGTGCTTTGTTAAATAGTCAAGTTTGTAGAAATGGATCTCCTTTTGATGGAAAAAATCTTTATTATGGTGTAAGGACAGATGCTGCTTCAAGTTCAATTGGTGCAGTTGGTGCTAATTATTATGTAATACAAATTGACACTTATGGAATTGTTCAAGATTTAGCAATTGTAAGTTGTGATGTGTCAGGTGGTGGAACAAGTGTAATCGTTTAGATATGGGATTAAAAAGAGTAGTGGTTGATATTTTTATTTGGGATGGGTTGGTGACAGCACAACCTGCAACACCTGAATACACAATTGACAAAACAAGATTGTCAGGACAAACAAACATAACACTTGAAATAGGTGAATTGATAAGAGACTTTTTTACAATATCTTTTAATGATGATTATACATCAATTGCTAGATATGTAAGAACAGTTGTAACATCTTTTGATGATAGTGATGAACCATTTGATACAGATCCTGTTGCAACAACTTTTGTTGCTTTAGATGGATATGGATATTTTGAAGATGGTACAAACCCTGAATTAGACAGACACGCTTTAATGAGTTCAACTGATATTTATATTCCTGAAAACACAACAGGGAAATTCCCAATATTTGCTGAAGGAGTTGGTAAAGTTATAATTGATTCAACAACAACACAAATTACAGATAGTGGAAACACAAATCAAAAAATACAATACATAACAATTCCTGCAAATAGTTCTACAATACAAGTATTTGATACTGATGATACAACACTAAAAAAAACAATTAGTATTACAAATATATGTGAACCAAAATATACACCATATAAAATTACGTTTGTCAATAAATTCGGTGCTTTCCAAGATCTGTATTTTTTTAAGAAGTCAGTTGAAAGCACAAATGTTACAGATGAATTATACAAAAAAAACATAATAACAAATACTGCATCTAATTATAACACTTACAATAATCAAAAAGAAAGAATGAATGTAAATGCACAATCTTCACTTTCTCTAAATACAGGATTTGTAAGTGAGTTAATGAATCAAACAATTGAAGAATTATTTTATAGTGAAAATGTGTTTATTAGATATGAAAGCAAAACACTTCCAATTATTCCTAAAACAAAATCTTTACAATATAAAACTTCTTTAAATGATAAGTTAATTAATTACACAGTTGATTTTGATTTTGCTTTTGATAGAATAAACAATGTTAGATAATGTTACAATTACAAATATATTTTGATGGTCAAGAGCTTGAATTGTTCAAAGATGAAAGCATTGTATTAAATCAATCAATACAAGATATAAAAGACATTCAAAAAGTTTTTATACCATTCACACAAACGTTTAATGTTCCTGCTTCAAAAGTAAACAATAAAGTTTTTAAACATTTCTATAATTTTAACATAGATGGTTTTGATGCTAGAAAAAAAACATCATCAGAATTACATCTTAATTACAAGCTATTCAAGAAAGGTAAAATAAAACTTGAAGGTGTTCAATTGAAGAATAATGAACCACACACTTATAAACTTACTTTTTTTGGTGATACTGTAAATTTAAAAGATCTTTTAGGTGAAGATAAATTAAGTGCATTAAAACATTTAGCAAACTTTAGCTTTGATTGGACAGATACAAATGTTTCAACTTATATGTCAAATGGTTTAGATGTGGTTACACAATCAGGAACAATGACAGATGCAGTAATTGTGCCTTTAATTACACACACAGCAAGGTTAGTGTTTGATAGTGATTCAGCAGTTACAAACACAGACACAGTAAAAAATATAAATCCAAGTGCAGGTACATCAACAAGCTTTGGTGTGCCTTATAGTCAATTAAAACCTGCAATTAGACTTTTAGCAATTATAGAAGCTATTGAAATTGAATATGGGCTAACATTCAGTAAAGACTTTTTTAGTGAGACAAACACAGCCTTTTTTAATTTGTATATGTGGATGCACAACAAAGAGGGTGATTTTCAAGCAGATCAAGATGCACAATTTCAAGGAACAAATATTACAATCTTAAATGATCAAACTAAAGGACTAAGTAAAACATTTAATTTTACAGGATTTACTAATGCAGGTTATAATAGTAAATTAACAGACATTGATGCACAAGATTATTACAGTAATACAAACAACATAAAAAGAAGAATGAATGTTACTGTACAACCATCAGGTGGTGCAGCTTATACTTTAGTAATAAAAAAGGATGGTCAAGATTTTAAAAAGTTTGAAAATTTAACAGGCAAAACATCTTTAGGACAAACAGGCACTTTACCTGAAAAAGATTGGATTGAACACACAGATGGTGTATTCACATACTTTATAGAAACAGAAGCTGTATCAACTTACACAATTACTGTTGAAATGTTGATCACTAAAAAAGTATCTACTAGAAGCAGACCATTTGCAGCTTTTACTTTATCAGCAGAAAAAGGTGCTAATAAACCTGCAAATCCAATGGAGATTGCACCAAACATTAAGATAATAGACTTCTTGACAGGTCTTTTCAAAATGTTTAATCTGACTGCATTCCAAGATAATAATGGTATTATACAAGTAAAAACATTAGACACTTTTTATTCAAGCAGTACAAAAGTACACGACATAACAAAGTTTGTAGATAAATCAGAAACAATAGTTGATTCAGTATTACCATTTAAAAAGATAAATTTTAAATACAAAGGCACAAAAACTTTTTTAGCAAACAATCATTTGCAAACAGCCAAAACAGAATGGGGGAGTTTAGATTTTAGTGCAGCAGATAAATTTGATGGAAAAAATTATGAAATAGTATTACCATTTGAGCATTTTATGTTTGAGCATTTAAAAGTTCAAGCAAATAATGTTGTTAGTGATGCTCTTAGTGGTGTGCAATATGGATATTCAGTAGATGAAGGATTAAGTCCATATCTAGGTGAACCGCTTATATTTTATGCAGTTAAATCAGCTACATCAATAAGAGTTTTAAATCTTGCATTAACAGCAGGTGATACAGTTGCAGCACCATATATGCCACTTAATTCACAAGCAACAGGAAGCACTTATGTTTCAGGTAAGCAAAGTTTAAATTTTAATGAAGAATTAGATGAATTTTCTTTACAAACAAATAATGAAAGTTTATTTAATAATTTTTATAAAACATATATAGTTGATGCATTTAATCCTAAAAAAAGAATTACAAATGTAAAAGCTTATTTGCCAATGAGTTTAATTTTTAGATTGGATCTAGCTGATAAATTTATATTAAATTACAATGAATATAGAATAAATAGAATATCAACTAATTTTGAAACACAAAAAAGCAGTTTAGAATTAACAAACATTTTTGAAGAGCCAATTGGAGAATCTTTTAAAAGAATAGAATTAAACTGTTTTACAGTTGACAGTACATTACTTTTTGCAGACAATGATAAAATTACAGTTGATGCAAGTTGTATGCCTGACTTTGTTGTTCCTGATTTAAAGAAAGGTGCGCCAAGTTCATCAAAAAATAATCCTGATAGTGATTTCTTAGACAAAAGCTTAACAGTTACTGCACCAACAATTGGTA